TATTTAAGGTCTACTCCACGAACCCAATATCCTTCAGAACGAAGTCTTTTAACCATGTGACTTCCAATAAAACCACCAGCACCTAAAACAAGTGCTTTCTTAATGTATTGACCCATACTTTAATCAAGAAAATAATAATTCTTTAGTATATATCATACTAAAAAAGAGGGGTCTTGTAAACCCCTCTTAGTTCATTATATTTTATTTTTAACTGGAATAATAACCAGGCGGGAGTTATCCCATCCGCACCACCAATTCTTTAGAGAAATTGGAAACTCAATCAGTTGTTCGATTTCTCGGCTCCACCACCTAGTTTTACTTAACTAGGAAAAGTTGAATAAGCTTTGGTACTTCTATAGCAGCATAAAAACCACACAAAAAGAGAATATCCCAAAACCTATATTTTATTGCAAACGGAATAACAAAAACATTGCCAACACATTTTACAAATAATCCAATTTTCATATCCCCCCACAAAAGGAAAAAGTATCCAGATAAAAGGAGAATATTACCAACATATCTGAGTGAATCAGATTTTGTTATAAGGGGGGATTGCTTCCGACCAGTGCTGTTAGAGTCCATCCGTGACTATTTTCCACTACTACTATTAGAGTTTGAGTGTATATACATAATACCTGCAAATGGCACTATTGTCAATCCACATCCACAAAGAAAGAGAAAGAATGGATTTGCTGCTAGTTTTTCTACTATATGAAATATCATTTTAATTACCAGTCATCATTGCCTTCGTAATCACCAGAAAGTTCCCTCAAATAATCAGTCCACCACTGAGGATCTTTTTGCACTCTCCATTCTGGAACGGGTTTACCTTGCTCGAAATACCAATCAAAGATTGCCTTTTCGATTATTTCTTTAGTCTCAATAATCCTCTTCTTTCTCATCAACGTCTCCATATGGGTCTTCCAAATAGGGTCCGTGTTCTCGTTTTGCATCCTCTCTGACATAATTGACTTCAGATACGCTAGTAGATAACCATAATGATACCTTCATTACTATGTAGATAACTGCAAGAGGAAGAAAACATAGACTTAGAATTAATGCGTGTTTCATTAGTGTGCGGTTCCATTTCCTTTATAGTCTTTGGAATCATAATAACCACCCCTTGTTCCAAAATAAAGTGTAGTCAATGCAAAGGGAATTGCAACAAATAAGAGTGCTTTACCTAACATGATGCCCACCAAACATATAACGCATTCCGTTTAACACTTTGGCTGCGAAAGTACCCAAATTGCGACTATTAAATCTTTCAAAAAGGGCAGTAGTAATGACAGGAGCGGGTACACCAAGGTCCACAGCGGCAGAAACAGTCCAACGACCCTCACCACTATCGGAAACCCCTCCAGAGAATTGTTTAAGTTCACCATCATTCCGCAGAACGTCAGCGGTAAGGTCAAGAAGCCAAGACCCAACAACACTACCACGACGCCATAACTCAGCAACCTCAGCAACGTCAATGTCATAGCAATAAGATTCTGGGTCTGCCATTGGAGCAACCTCAGCATCTCCTTCCTTGACATATTTTGCACCTGCGTTTGCATTTTTAATAATATTGAATCCTTCGGCATATGCTTGCATTATACCATACTCAATTCCATTGTGAACCATCTTCACAAAATGTCCTGCACCTGGACCACCACAATGCAACCAACCAAATTCAGCAGAAGTCAAAGGTGAGTCAAACTGAGTCCTCGGGGCAGAATTGATTCCTGGGGCAAGTGCATCAAATATTTTTGCACAAGTGGAGACCGCAGTATCTCCGCCACCAACCATAAGACAGTATCCACGATCCAAACCGTAAACACCACCGCTAGTGCCACAATCAATATATTGGATACCCAACTTTGCCAAACGTTCTGCTCTTTTCCGACTGTCTTTAAAATTGCTATTGCCATGATCAATAATAATATCTCCCTCACTACAATATCGTAATAACTCATTAATAGTCTCCTCTACAGTTTCGGCAGGAACAACCATCTGGAAAATTCCTGGTTGATATTTACCTTGTTTATTATGTTTAACTACTTTAACAAGATTTTCAATAGTAGTTGCAATTCCATTAACAAATCCCTTTTCAAAGGCTTCGTTTGCTTTTTCATAGTTTCTACGATAACCCCAAACTTCTATTCCTGCTTTCATCATACGACGGGACATTCCCTCTCCCATCCGTCCAAGTCCAATTAATCCTACTTTCATCTCGTTCTCCTACTTTAATTTAAGTGGATAATCCCACTTCGTAATAAGTTCTGTTTTAGTTAATGGTCCCCAAATACCTTCATTATAAAGATATGGAATTGTCATAATGCGACATTGATCTCCAGTACATAAAAGATCATCAACAATTCTCCAAGACTCTAACACTTCATCAGCATGGACAAAGTGGGATTGATCCTCATTTATTGCATCATAAAAAAGTTTTACATAACCATCAATTGCTTTCTCTACTGGATAATGATACTGAAGAATTGCTGATTCTACATTATCATTTAGTCCAGGAGATTTGATGTCAATACGCATATCCAAATGTGGATCTGGTTGTAATCTCATTACAATTCTATCGTTGCATTCGTGCCCATCAAATAATTGTTGAGGTGGAGACTTGAATTTAATTACAACCTCAACACAATTCACAGGCATCTTTTTACCTGTCATAAAGTGAAATGGAACCCCTTTCCATCTCCAGTTATCAATATAAAGATCACCCGCAACAAAAGTTGGAGTCTGCGAATCTGGATTTACTCCATCTTCACCTTTGTACCCATCATATTGACCAAGAACTACATTATCACCCAGTCTAGTTGCGGCAAGAACTTTGACCTTCTCTCTACGAATTTCTTTAGCATCATTCCTACAAGGGGGTTCCATTGCAATTAGTGCAAGTACCTGAAGCATATGGTTTTGAAGCATATCTCTTACGGCACCAGCAGTATCATAATACTGAGAACGACCTTCACATCCAATTGTTTCAGTTGCAAATATTTGTACTTCTTCTACGAAATTCCTGTTCCAAAGTGGCTCCAAAAGTATATTACTAAAACGAGTGGCAAGAATGTTATTAACAGTATCTTTACCGAGATAATGGTCAATGCGATATACTTGTTTTTCCCGTAAATATCCAGCCACCACAGATTGTAAATAATTAGCAGATTGAAGATCGGTGCCAAAAGGTTTCTCAATAATGACTCTTGATTTTTCTGCGTCATCTAACTTACCTGCTTCTTTTAGATTTGTAATAGCATCAGCATATCTTTCTGGTGGAACAGAAAGAAAATAAGTCGTGTCTTCATAAGATTCCAATAATTTAAGAGATTCCGAATCACTCAAATCACAAGGAACATATTCAAGTCTCTTAATAAACTCTTGAGAATAACTTCCTAATACTTCCACCCAACTTTCCTTAGAATGTTGAGTTCTGGAAGCTCCGATAATTTTTAATCCTTTTGGTAAAAGATTTTTCTTATGAAGAGTATAAAGTGCTGGTATAAGTTTTCTGCGGCACAAATCTCCTGTTGCGCCAAAGATTACAATATTTTTCACTTCTTATTAACAGAATTCATCACTTCTTCCCAGTCTTTCTGGAAGAGTTCTAATCCCTTATCTGTCATAATATTCTTATACATTGCCCAGAATACAACTGGAGGAATTGTAACTACATCAGCACCACAAAGGGCAGATTGTTCTACTTGCCTCACATCACGAAGAGATGCTGCAAGAATTTGTGTAGATGTTCCAGAATAACCAAATGCCTTACGAATGTTCTTGATCAGTTCGATTCCATCTACGGAATTATCCATCCAACGACCAACGAAAGGTGAGATGAATGTTGCTCCTGCTTTTGATGCAAGAATTGCTTGTGCTACTGAGAATACAAGGGTAACGTTTGTTTTAATTCCTTTATCAGAAAGAAACTTACAAGCCTTAAGTCCTTCTACAGTACAAGGAACTTTGATTGTAACTGCCGATGTGATTGTATAATACTGTTGTGCCTGTGAAAGCATTTCTTCTGCAGTATCTGCAACAACTTCTGCTGAAATACTTTCTAGATTTTGGAAGTTAGATATTTCCTCAATAACTTCCAAAAGTTGTCTTCCACTCTTAAGAATGAGTGATGGATTGGTGGTAACACCATCGAGTAGTCCAGTTTCATATGCTGATTTGATAAATGAAATATCAGCCGTATCTAAAAAAATCTTCATACATTATCTCCTATTGTGGATATGCGTTGTTTAGTCCCCAGTTAATAAAAAGCAGTATAGATCCAAATAAACAAATAGTAGAAAAAGTTAGCCTAATCATTCCCCTCCCCCGTTTCTGAATCCTACGATATATCCAATAATTATTCCGCACATAAATGCTATAAGCATGTACAGCATATGTGAAACAAATTCAATAAATATCATCCAATCTGTCGTAGTCATCGTCTTCATATGTAGATGGTTCCTCAAAAAGTTCCTGCATTTTTTTCTCAGTAACTCTTTGTTGCAATTTTGCTATGTCTTCGTCTGTAAATCTAACCACTAGTAAAGAATCTCCTGCTTTAACGTCATTAAGTTCTGGATGTTTTACTTTTGGACTTTTTGAATATCCATAATGAGCATTCATAATCATCCAACCCTGTACAATCATTGTTAAAGATATTCCCACTAGGACCAACCAAGGAACTAAAAAGATTAGTTCAAAGTGATTTTGAGCCATGAGAATATTGGGGGAATTACTCCAATAAGTCGAAGAAGACCTTCAGCAAAAAGAGCAAGAACAACCCAACCAACACACATTGAGATAATCGCAGCATTACGATTATGTCTTCGTATTGCATCATCAATCATCTCCTGTACTTCAGAACGACTAACAAATTCACATTGTTGTTGCATTATTTTTCATCTCCAAGAAATTTTGCAAGAGGGTCTCTTCTGGTTTTAACAATTTCAATTGCCCTTTTATAAAACATATTATTGGTATTACCAGATTGTTCGAAGGTCTCTTTGATCTTCACCCAATTATCATAGGTGTGTTGGTCCATAAAACTCTTACAGAGTATACTAATATATTATAATTAGACCAATTTAAACG